ATGCGTCCGCCTTCGCGTTCTCAAGGTGGTCAATACGGTACTGCATACCGACCAAGTTGTCCAACGGACCCATAGCGTACAGGTTGTCAGGACGGGGACGCCAGCCAGCGTGGAAGATAGGAGCATGGCCCAACCAGCTAGGGTTCTCTTGGTTGCTGATGATATAGGCACGGTCAACAACAGTAATGATACGATCAGTCCAGAGGGTCTGTTCGTTGTAGTCGAAGATGTCACCGTAGAAGGTAAGCACTTCAACAAAGTTTGACTCGTAGTAGTGTTGGATAGACGAGAAGCCATCAGCAATAAAGCCAGATGCTTTGTCCAACATACCGTCACTGTTACCTACGTAAGCACGAGCATGGATCATCTTGTCCAAGACTTGTTTGAAGTGGGCATTTGACGGATCAGCTTCAACCTTCTTCTTGATCTCACCTAGGGTCAAGATACTCTTGATGACCTTAGGGGTCTTAAGGAAGGAAGATGCAGTAGGATTAAATACGATGTCGTAAGGAGAAATACGAACTACTCGTGGGCCTTCATAGGCGATGTTGAAGGAGCCATCTTCTTTGCTAACAATGTTCGACTCATACTCAACAGTAGCGAAGCAGTTACCGTACTGAATCCAATCGTACAGCAGATCAGAGGCTGTGTTCACAAAGTCAGACTGGCGTACCTTGTTCTCCATGAAGGATTGAATGGTATCAATCTTGGTACGCTTGTTGCTCTTACTGTCAGCAGGTTCAAACCGCATCCACTTCTGCTGAGGGAACAGAGTAGCGAAGTAGTTAGCATGGAGGTTGTCCATGATCTGCGTAAGCTTAGGAGTGGTCGTAGTGTTAGACCAAGGAAGAACTGCGTTACCTGTAGTCTTAGTGTCGGTAGCGTACAGGTAGTTACGAAGTTCTTTCTTCTCATCTGTCCAGCTAGTACGAAGTTCACTCCACTCACGCCAGCGATTAGCAATCTCTACAGCCAAGTTGTCTGGCCCTAGTACGTGCATGATGTCAATAGTTTCGCCAGCCATTACGCAGCACCTCTAAATTTGTGTGAAGACCAGACCACATTACTCTTACGTTGTCTGTGGACCATCTTACTTGGAGCAATAGCCATATCAACGACAGAAGCTAGAGCGTCAATTACGTCATCGTGAGCAGGGTTACGTGTCGATAGTTCTTCTTCTAGGATCTGGATGTTGCCACCACGATAGTGCCACATCTGCATATTGTCGTAACGAGGTTCAAGGATAGAAGCGATACGTTCTTGCTTGTTGCCTTGGTGCTTGTTAGGACGATACTCTTCGATACTAATAGATAGACCGTGTTGCTTGATCAGTTCTTTAAGTTGCTTAACGATAGCGACCTGAGCAACAGTAACTTCAGCTCTCATCTTCCTGAACGACCACTTGTTAGACAGTACTAGGATATGCTCGAAGTACTCAATGATACGGTCAGTCTTGAAACGATCAATGTCTAGGACAAGTACGTTGTTCTCTGAGTCGATACCAATAACGACAATGGCAGTAGAGTCAGAACGCTTACCCAAACTAAATGCAAAGTCTACAGCAGCAAAGACGTTAAGACGATTCTCTTTGTAGAACCAGTAACCATTCTCAAGACGAAGGAACTTACGGTCGTAGTACTGGAACTTGTCGCTACCCACTGGTACGTTATCTGGATCAGATGGGTTGTTGTAGTACTGTGCCCTGAACTGGCCCTTGTCGAGGTACTGCCCACGCTTCTTAGCTAAGATCTTAGCATCGAAACCAAACCACTTACCGTCTTTACGTTGTTGACGGGGCCAGAGGAACTCTCCAGTACCGTCACCATTCTCTTCTACGGCTTTCTCGAAGACTTCATAGATACTCTCTTCAGCAACCTTATTGAAGTCGTTGTCGTAGATGTCTTCAGCCATAGACATTAGGTCGTTGTACAAATCAGCGGGATGGTAACGAGTACCTACAACCCACTCCTTAGCATTCGCACCTTCGATGGAGGAGAGCAGGGAGTACTGGCTCTTAACCTTACCTCGACCCTCACCTGAGTATGCGTTCTCATATACAACTACGTCATCAAGCACAGCGATGTCACAGTGCATACCAGTTAGCGAAGTAGTCAGACCACCAGTGAAGATAGAAGGATCACGAACATTCTCCTTCTTACGGATAGGGTGGTCTAAAGCAATTTCAGAGTTAGTCCACTTAGACCGCTTACCTTCATCTGCATTCACATGATCAGGCCAGTACCTACGATAAGCATCACAAGTAAGGATACCCTTCATAAAGCCTAGCTGCTTCTCTGCAAGGTTAGCAGTAGCAGAGATGTACAACACACGTAGGGTAGGATCTTTAGTAAGTTCCCAGACTACACGATATGCAACCATACGAGACTTCTGATGGTCACGAGGAAACAGAACAAGTTGGTGTGTCTTATGTTCTTGTCGTGTCCACCAAGAGAGAAGATCTGAGTGACACTGACCTAGCATCTGATCAGGAGCCACTAAACGAATGAAGACTTCCAAGTCATTTTCAGCAGCCGCTCTGATCTGGTCTACAGTAGCGTTCATGTAAAATGTAACCTTAACTGTCTATGTGTGGCAATTATACAACACATCTTTTAAGTTGTCAATACCCTTTACAGGCAGCGTCGATAGAGGCGATTAGCTTAGCTCCAGTAACGACAGACTTATCTCCGCCATCCAGGGCTAGTGCGTTAGCGTGTTCTGTACGTACATTAGCCGTACCGTCACAGACGGCTTGTTGGTTTACCACGTTCCCGCAGCCACTCACGAAGGACAGCAGGATCATCACCGATAGCTTCTTCAACATGGTCAATCTTCTTCCTAGTATCTGAGTAGGCCGTAGCGGCCCGTAGGGAGGCCTCCTGACGTGCTTCCCTCTTCCCAGCTACCCATATGGCCCAAACTAGAAGCACCACTCCTAGGGCCTGTACAGCAAGCCTACGGACATAGGACGAAGTAAGGGACCACAGGAAGGTCATGCTGTCTTACGCTTGTTCCATACAGACCACAGAGCGACAGCAATAGTAGTAGCTGCACCGCCTAAAGTAGTAGCAGTCTCAGCATCGACCATGCCTTTACCGACAAGGTAGCCACCAAGGGCGGATGCTAGTGCGCGGACAATACCGCCAACTTCAACAGAGGACATTACTTTACTCCAAACATTGCAGCGATTGCACGGATGATTACAGTGACGAGTGATTCAGTCTTAGGTGTAGTAGGTTCTTGTGGGTACATATCCGCTACTACCAAGGTAGTGGGAGTTAGGAAGAGCTTACGCTCAGCTTCCCTGCGGCGAATAAGACCTTTATTCTCCGCACCACCAGCTTTGTTCCATAGACGGATAGCATCAGCAGCTTTGACGAACTGTCCTTCATTGACCATCATAAGAGCAGATGAACGAGAGAAGGCATGAGGACCAATGTTGTAAGCAAGGCTGAGCAATGCACCGAACTGGTTGTCGTTAACCTCACGAGTAAACTTAGGCTTGATCTGTTCAGCGAACTTCTTCAGACCTGACATCAAGAGGAATTCAGCTTCTTCTTGGGTAATCTTCATGCCAGCTTTAGGGACTACACCTAGGCCAGCACCTTCAGTCGTACCGTAGCCAATAGTCCATACACCAACGATGTCTTGGTATGCCTCAAGCTTGCATCCCTCAAACTCTTTAACGAGATTGACTGTGGCTTGGTTGATATTCACTTGTGTGTATCCCTCTGGATTATGATCAACTGCAACTCATCTAGTCTCTTCAGGATGTTTGCAAAGCCATCCTTGATCTCTTTGAGTTCTCTGTCGTGACCTTCTTTAGTCAAGTTGTACTCAGATCTCATCACGGCAATTTCAGTCTCATGTACCTGGGTCATCTTAAAGTGCATCCACATGAATGCACCAATAGGAAGTACAGCAAACTGAAGGAGAAGCTTGGCTACGTCGAGAAGGCTTGTTTCTTGTTGCATTTGTTATTGCCTTACAGAGACTAGGTTAAGTCAGATTGGATAGGGAAAACGAACCTTGATCTCTGCGACCTTGGCTTGCCATTCTTCAACAGTTGCTTCACCGCGCTGAGACATGAAGAACAGCGGGTCGGCTTCTTTGGCGTATGCCGCTGCCCGTGCCGCTTCTTGAACTTCTTTCGGCGGCACATAAGGCGGCGGTGCGCTGAACGTCGAGCCATCGTAAAGCCAGCCCATGCCAGCTTCATCCGTCTGCACCCAGTTAGCTTCTAGGGCTGCATCTGCTATCACCATGTTGGTGACAATGCCATTTTCTACGACTGCAAATTTCATGTCATACCCCTTAGAAGAACGTAGTTACACGGCAATAACCATTGCCGCCAACACCACCAGCGCCAGAGTTAAATCCGTTTAACGATGCGCCACCACCGCCACCTCCAGCCCCTGCCCCACCAGCCCCACCAGCGCCAGCAGCTACTGTATTGCCAAATCCACCACCGCCACCGCCTATAAATGCATCACCAGCGGCCCCTACAACGCCCTGTGCGGCTCCAGTAGCACTTGTAGCGGGATCGCCAGTTGTGAAATCGTATTTAACGCCGCTACTACCTGCGTTGGAACCTACGTTTGAAGAGCTAATGCCACCACCACCACCTGAACCAGTTGCATAGTTAGCGCCATATGGTGAGCCAACACCACCGCCTCCGCCAGCATTGGCGCTAGTCGCTGCACCACCTACTCCAGCCAAAGAGGTGCCAGCAGAGTCTGTATTTGGCGCAGTTCCTCCTGCGCCGCCTGATACAGAAATTGAGGTACCACCATTGCCACCACTTCCACCCTTAATAGCAATGTCACCAAATTTACTGGAACCACCAGCCGATCCAATATTTCCATTTGTGCCGTTCACCGTTACAGCCGCCCCACCAGCCCCACCAGCGCCAATGGTGACTGTGACAGTAGAACCTAAACTTGATGCCAAAAGCATATTTGACCAAAACGCACCGCCACCACCACCAGAACCTCCTGATCTAACACTCCCAGCGATTCCTCTAACGCCAGAACCACCGCCACCACCAGCGCCCCACAATTCAACATAAACAAACTTAGCATTCGCTGGTTTGGTCCATGTGTCAGTGGACGAGAATGTTTGAATGTCTGTCGCAGGAACATCTGCCAAAGCAATCGGTAGTTTGCCATTGATCGTAGCAGTATTCCCACCAGCAGCGTCTAGGATGTAGTTGGCTTTAATAGTGGACATTAGTTGGTTTCCTCTGATGCTACATCAAGCGGACCTTCTTCGGTCCAAAGCCAGCGGTCACGGCTGTCACGCGAAGGCAAAGTGCTATCGTCCACTACGCGCCAAGACTTGCCAGCAGGAACATCCTTGTTAGCTACGGCTTCGATCTGGTCGGCAAACTCAGGTGCTGGAATGATGACCGCTACACTGCCGTTGTCGCTAGGGAAAATAATGACTTGCATGGTGTGATCCTTTCAGCGGAAGACTGCGACATTGACGAGCGCAAAGTCACCAAGAGTAGCGACAGTTGTGCCATCTGCGGGAGTAATTATTTTGACTGATCCAGTTGCAAGAGTGCCAACGGCTGCGGGCCATCTTTGCGCGGTTGTTGGAGTAGCTGTCGGCGCACCAGAAGCAACAACAGCATAGTTTGCATCAGGCATAGCGGTCGTGAAATTTACCGTGTAGTCTCCCGTGCCGTTGTCCGTGATGCTGCTGACATTTCCAGATGCACGGATAGCTACAGTGCCAGTGCCGTTAAAGTTGACCCAAGCACGGCAAGCATAAATAGGCGCAGAGCCAGTTGCGTTAAGAGCTGTAGTGATGCGAGCTGCTGCTACATCACCAGTAAGTTGAGTAGCTACTATGCTTTTATTGGTTATTGTTTGGACCGCATCTGTGCCAACGGGTGTCATACCATTAATCGTAGCCGTATTCCCACCAGCCGCATCTAAGTAAGCATTGGCCTTGGAAGGCCCCGATTGGGTGATGCCGTTTGTGCCGTCAAGAGTAATGGACATTAGATAGCCTCCAATGTGCGAAGTTCTTCGCGCCATGCTTGACGCTGTGCAAGGACTTCAGGCTTGCTCTTATCGTAGTCCGCCAGTGCCACATAATCTGTGCTGGCAAGGAGTTGCTTCAACTCAGCGATGCGAGCCGATGAGGTAGCAGCTTGTGCAGCAGCCTGTGCCGTGGCGATCTCTTCAGGGGTATATGGGCGGATCGTTTGTTGCCCTGTGCTGGCGTCCGTGATGACTTCAAAGTAATCCATTATTTCACCCCGTAGATTTTAATGGAGCCAGCGTCGAAAGTTCCTGCTGAGATTGTAAACGTGATGCTTGTGCTGGCTGTGGTCAACCCAGATGGTCCAGCGCCAGCAGCACCAGAGCCTGTAGGTTGTCCTGAATATACATAAATATACCCACAAAAGAACAAACCAGTAGCCAAATCAATAATGCCACCACCAGTGGTATAATCTGTCGCCCCATTTGTATTTGTTAAACCAATTGTATAGCCATTAAGACGTAATTGGGTTTGTGCTGTTCCCGTTCCAGAAACATTTTCAAAGAAAAACTGCAACTGCTTATACGATGTCAGCGTCAGACCAGATAGTGTGACAGATGAACCGCTGGTGGTTGCAATAGTGCCAAGCAGGGTCAGACCAGTGCCACTACCAGCCGCAACATCAGCCGTAGTAGCTAGGGTAGACGTAGCATCAGGCAAAGTGATAGTGCGGTTCGTGTTGGTGTTAGGGGCCGCTAAGGTGAGAGTACCCGTACCTGAGACGTTAGGTGTAAGTGCAATGCTTGACATTAAATCACCACATATCGTGCGCCCGAAGACACAGTTAGAGTAACACCAGAGTTGATGGTGATTGGCCCAGTTGACATAGCGTTCTTATCTGCGGGGATAGTGTAGTTGCTCGTCATGGTCTGACCATTCTGAATAAACAACTCATCACTGCCACCACCTGTAGCACCACCGCCTACGCTACCCCATGCAGCACCGTTGTAGCCTTCAAACTTAGCGACATCAGTATTGAAACGGAAGTAACCTGCGGAAGGAGTACCATCCCGAAGGGATTCAGCACCTGAGGGGATAACAGCGGAGCCTGTGTCTGAAGTCTTAGCGACACGATCACTGTTTACGAAAGTCTTGATCTGAGTACCAGTAACCTTCTTAGAAGTACCGCTATCATTGATCTCAAACTCTTGGGTTCCAGCAGCCGCAGCAGTAGCTGTAAGTTGGCTGATCTTTACGTTAGCCATTAGTAAATCCTTTTCCAGTTCCCATTAACGTGTTTGTAGATATTAGCTGGAACAATCCATTCTTGCTCATACTTGACGTAAGGAACAGCACGAAGCCAGTTACTTTCATATTTAGCGTAGGGTTCAGAAGAGAAGAGCGTTACAGTTGGTACAGTTAGGATAGACCCGTACCCAACATTGGGTTGGAAGTTAACGACAACCCTTGTATCACCTTCTTCTGTGATCCGTACATCCCCAGATTCTAGGATACGTACCACATCTTCATCAAACGCACCGAATACACCCTGTGCAGTGAAGTGAGGGGCAGTAGCGAAGGAGCCAGTACCGCTAACTGCAATAGAACCCGTGAACTTGAACCCTGCCTTAGACGTAAACGTACCTGAACCAGATAGAGCAGTCGTACCGTGGAGGATCTTAAGACCCAAGTAGGTAGAAGTACCCACTCCTTGTACGCTGATAGACCCGAATGCTCTTGTCTGACCAAGTGTAACGACAGATCCTGTAGCAGACACATTCAGTCTACCGAAGAATACGCCCTGACCAGCTAGAAGTACGCTACCAGTGGAGGAAAGTGGACTAATTCCTACAGCTTTAAGCTTAGATACAGCAGAGATTGTACCTGTAGCGGAAAGATCAGCAAAACCTTCGATAAATCCTTCAGTAACCCTAGAGTCCCCAGCTTCAAGGACACGTAGATCACCAGATTCTAGTACACGGTATCCTTCCACACTCTCCTCCTACTACTTAGGCGAGGGTCAGGTCGATATTACCGATAGCAAACTCCAAGGTATCCCCGTCAGCAATAGTCTTGGAAGCAGTCATAGCTCCGTGCCACAACAAGCTACCACCAGTGACAGCAGTGAAGATACCAATATGGCTTACAGTACCCCAACCACCACCAGCGGCAGTGAAGGTTACAGCAGTGCTGTTGTCTGTCGTACCACCTGGGGTAGCAGCAGCGTTAAAGGTCACAGCCTGACGAGCATAGCCACTACCTGACACCTCAGTACCACCACCTGAGTCAGACGGAGCAGCAGTGTACAGTGCAACGTACCAAGCAGTAGGACGAGTAGCTGAGCCAGTGGTCATCAGCCAATCGAGTAGTAGCAGGAGGA